AGATTGACTTTATATCGGTGGATATGCCGACAAAGGTAAGAAGCCGGAGAAGGGACTATTTATGGCTTAATGAGGCGAATGAATTTGGGCTTGAAGATTGGCGACAGTTATCAATGCGAACATCAAACCAGATATTTCTTGATTACAATCCAAGCCACCAGTTCCATTGGATATATGACCAGTTAGAACCGAGAAAAGATTGCTTGATTATCAGAAGTAACTACAAAGACAACCCCTTTCTTAACAGTGAGATAGTCAAAGAGATAGAAGGATATAAGGGAGTAGATGAGAACTACTGGAGGATTTATGGATTAGGATTAAGAGGTGTTGCTCAGACATTGATATTTACCCACTGGCAGTATTGCGATGAGCTTCCAGAGAATCCTGATAGATTGGCCTATGGGATTGACTTTGCCTTCAACAAGCCAACAGCCATAACGAAAGTGGTCGAGAAAGACGATGATTACTATTGGGACGAGATACTTTACCAGAGCCACCTGACAGACCCCGAGCTTATCGGCAGAATGAAAGAGAAGGGGATTGACGAGTATGACGAGATATACCCCGACCCGGAAGACCCGAAGACGATAGAGGAGCTGAGGAATGCAGGGTTCAACATGGTGGATGCAGACAATAGCGTGCTGCCAGGATTCAAGTTCATCAAGAGCAAGAAGCTGTTTATTACAAAGCGTTCAGTCAATCTTGTCAAGGAGTTGAGGAACTACATGTGGAAGACGAAGGATGGCAAGCCGACAGAACCAGAACAGCCTATTAAAGAGAACGACCACTTAATTGACGCAGGAAGATATGCCACTTATAGTATGGGTAAGTCAGAAGGATATGGAATAGATTTTATTTAATATGAGTAGACCTAAGGGATATAATTATGAAGGGATTTGTGAACGATGTGGGAAGAAATATATTAAAGCATATAGACGACCACACCAAAGATTTTGCGGTAGTGCCAAAATGAGGACTGGATGTAGTTATGCGAACCAACTCACACTTTCTAAGAAATGGGCTAAGAAAAATCCAGATAAGAGCAGAAATTTTCAAAATGATTGTTATCATAGAAAACATCCAAATGCCGGGATAAGAGGAGCATATAAAATTAAATGTCAAAATTAGAATTAGTATTACAATTAATAAAGATAGCAATAATGCTAACAGTATTGGCTTTCTTCGTGGCCTATTGTCTTTATTTAATATGAGAACGACACTTATTATTCTTTCTGTATTATTGATAATTTATTCTGCTTTATTTAGAGTAGCGATTGCTCAAAATGTCATAGTAATGGCAATATTCTTATCGTTTGCTTTTTTCTATGCTTTTAGTTCGGGAGTACATTGCGCTGGAAAGCCAACAGCTAAGAAACAAAGAATTGGAGTAAGGTGAGGAAAGATATGGGCAATATTGAAACAAACATTTTTAATCAACATATTTAAAACTAAGCCAATGAATTGAACTTAAACATATTTAAAAGAACAAAGGACTATTTAGGACTTAAAAGGGCATATTGGGTGTCGGGCTTTAAGTCCTTTTTCTTTAGTGAAAATACTTATCAACCTACAAACAGAGACTATTTAGATTCCTATGAAAACTCTCATTTGGTTTTTACTTGTTGTAAAAAGATAGGAGAAGCAGTAGCGAATGTGAAAAGACAGCTTTACAGTATCAAAGGTAGTTATGGCAATGAGATTATTAAGGAAGAGAAAGACCACACAGTACTTGACCTTTTAGCCAAGCCAAATAAGTTTATGACCGGGTTTGAGTTGTTTAAAGGAATCTCTATTGATTTGGATTTGCTAGGCAACTCCTATATCTTAAAAGCTAAGAACGATGGAGGAAAGACTTTAGAGCTGTGGCCATTAAGACCAGATTGGGTAAAAATACTTCCGAGCGATGAAGAGATAATTGGGGGGTATGAATATAGAGTCCCGGGAGGAGAAGTTAAAACATATGAATTTGACGAAGTTATTCACATTAAAGAAGTAAACCCTAAGAGTTCTTTTTATGGATTACCAACTGTCAAGCCAGCTTTAGAAGTAATTAGGAGTTTGGTTTATGCTATAAGGTGGAATATGAACTTCTTCTATAACTCGGCAAGGCCAGACTTTGTTATATTTACTGAAAACAGAATGCAAGCACAAGATAAGAAAGAGTTTAAGAAAATGTGGCAGTCAGAGTTTGGCGGGCTTGAGAAGTCGCATAGGTTTGGCCTTCTTCACGGCAAGGATGCAAGGATTGAGAAGCTGACTCAGACTATGAGAGATATGGAGTTTAGCAAGCTGACAGAGATATCTACTACCCAGATATTAGCAGCCTTCGGAGTTCCTAAGTCAATTATAGGAATGATGGGAATGAACAGAGCCGAAGCCGAAGCTCAAATTTATACTTTCTTAAGTGAGACAGTAGAACCGAGATACAAGATGATAAACGAAAAGTTGAATGAGTTCTTGGTTTCGGAGTTCGGTGATAATCTTTATTTGGATTATGTAGATCCTACTCCAGAGAATAGGGATGCTATAATAAAAGAGTATGAAACAGCACTAAAAAATAATTGGCTAGTGATAAATGAGGTTAGAGATAAAGAAGGATTGCCACCATTAGAGGGTGGTTGGGACTTCTATCTACCAGTGGCTTTGATGCCAGCAGGTGGAGTTCCTGAAAGTGAGAGGACTAAGATGTTCACGATTAAAGGAATAAATCCTATAACATATTATAAAGTCAAAAAACAAAAGGAGATGGAGGCGTTGAGGACGAGAGTAATGACAGGTAAGAAGAAGTTAAAGACAACTCTTAAGTTAAAAAAGGATATAATTAAAATATTTGCTGATAGATTGAGAATAATAAAGAAGTTGAGTTTTACTAAGGAAAAGAAACAAGAGATTTGGAACGAACACGATAGGCTTTTAACTGGAGACGAGAAGCCATTTAATGCAATGGTTGTGGGATTGTTTAAGAGTCAGCAAAAGAGAGTAATTGCTGCTTTGGAGAAATCTAAGAAAGCACTGGGGGATATTGATTGGGAAACTGAAAAGACACTATTTGCTAAAATATCACTGCCTCTATTTACATCTATAACCGAGAAGCGAGGTAAGAGAGCTGCCGCACTTGTGGGAAGCACCTTTGAGATGACCGCTGGAGTTAGAAAGTTTATTAACGACAAAACTATGCTCTTCGCTGACCAAGTAAATGAAACTACAAGAAAGACCCTTAAAAAGACATTGGAGATAGGAGTAGGTGAAGGAGAGGGAGTGCCTGATCTTACTAAGAGAGTTAATGATGTTTTTGATAGTAGAACCAAGTGGGAGTCAGAAAGAATAGCTAGAACAGAGGTGTTGGGTTCTTCTAATGGAGCAGAACTTGAGGCCTATAAACAAAGTGAGGTAGTTGAGAAGGTAGAATGGTTAGCGACAATGGATGATAGAGTTCGTCCAGAACATGCCGCCATGAGTGGTCAAGTGGTGGTTAAAGGCAAACCTTTTTCAAATGGGCTATTATATCCTTCAGAAATTAACTGCAGGTGTGCCTTGCTCCCAGTGGTCGGAGATTAAATATAAATAAAAACCAATTTAAATACTAAGAGAATAAATGAATAAACTATTTTTAGGTGCAGAAGTAAAGTCGTTGAAGTCAGGAGAGTTTGAAGTAGTCGCTTCAAATGCTCAGATAGACAGATATGGCGATACTATAAACCCAGAGGGGTGGGTTTTATCTAACTATAAAAAGAACCCAGTAATGCTTTGGTCACATATGTCAGGAGGAGGATTGGGAGAAACTCCTATTCCCCCAGTGGCTAGAGCAACAAAAGTATGGGTTGAGGATGGAAACTTAAAAGCAAAAGGAGTATTTGCACCTACACCATTTGCCCAAGAGCTAAGAACTCTGGTTGAAGATGGATTTTTAAATGCTGTTAGCGTTGGTTTTATGCCATTGGTTGAAGATGAGAAAGGAGCAGTAGAAGTAGAAGAAAAGATGTATCGTAGAGCCAATGAAGATGAGATAGAAAAAGGATATTCTAAAGATGGAACAAAGTTTAAAAAGCAGGAGCTATTAGAGATTTCTTGGGTATCTGTCCCGGCATTACCTACAGCATTAGTATCAGCCAGAAAGATGGGGCTTCAACTGATAACGAAAGAGCTTGAAACAAAGGAGATTGGCAAGCCCTATCCAAATGAGCATAGTTGTAGG